GGCGTGACAGGCACGGCCTCCTTCAAGTGCGAGGGCGCGTACAACGCCACCAAGTACATGGAGCAGACTGTCACTCCCTCCAACCGTGACAGCTATACTTTCTCGGCTCAGATCGCTACGGAGAACCTCAGTCTCGGCAGCAGCGGACAGGTCGGCGTGGAGATCGTGATCGAGTACGAGGACGGCAGCACGGAAACGAGGACGATAGACCTCATATCCTCCTCAGATACGGAGGTGTGACGCTATGGCAAGTTTTACTCATGTGCATGGCACGGTAAGCCCACAGTATGGCAGGGTCGCAAAGATTACGGTCAGAATATTTGTGAATGACTGCACGGGGACGGTATACATCACGGATATGAATTTGCAGGACGGCTCCCTTGCCTCCGGCTGGGTCGGTCATGTGAGCGAGATAGAGTGGACACAGGACGGTGATTAAATGGCTGATTTTGAACGCTTTGTAGAGGTTATTTCCAAAAAAGAGGATAAGCGTGTGGTCAATATCACCGTCCGTCCGATTGTCACAGACTGCGAGGGCGATATCTGGTTTACTGATCTTATGCTCCAGGAGGGCGATATGCTGTCGGGATATACGCCTCACACGAAAGGGTTTCTCAAGGAATCGGAGAATGATCCCGTGTGGTTCAACGGCATCGTCCGCTCGGAAGAGACAGTGATCCTTTTGAACCTCGGCGGAACATCGGCGGGGCTTGACATCCACCTCTATCCGAAACAGGACATGGAGGGCGGCTCGGTCACGCTGGCGCAGGGTGCCGGCGGTCAGAAAGCGACCTTCCCGAACGCCATGTATGCCGGGGACGATTTGGCTCTGCTGGCATCCACGCGGGAATGCAAGAGGAACGGCAGCGCGGAAACAAAGTACGGATTCTTCCAGTACAGCGCGGCGTGGGATTCCAAGCATATAGTCTCCCTGCCGCAGGGAAAGTCTGCACAGCTTTTATATTCGATGCAGGAAATGGACAATGGAGGTGAACTGCTCTGATGGACACATTAAAGGGAAAGAAAATCATGGTGTGGACGTTCATGGGCAACACCAGAATGTATAATGCTCTGCGTGACTACGGCGACCGCATCAGCCAGATCGGACTTTTCTCCTTCAAGGTCAGGGCTACTGGGGAGATTTACGAGAGCGGCGTGGCGATTTCCAATATGCTCACCTACATCAACCGCTATCCTCATATCAAGTGGCTTTTGACCGTAGCGAATGACGGAGCGAACAGCATCTTCAAAGCCCTGCGGGACAACACGAACGGAGCGCAGGATATGTTCCTCTCGGAACTTGTCCGCATCATGCAGAAATATCCGTGGTGTGACGGCATCGACATCGACCTCGAAAAAGGCGATGGCTATTCCACGCATGAAGCGTCCACGGCGATGTTCCGCAATATCTACAACACGGTCAAGAATTACGATTCTTCCAAGATGATGAATATCTGCCTGCCGGGTATGACTTCGGTCAACGGCTCGGTCGGCGGTGAGAACTGGTGCGTATATGCCGACCTCAACAATTACTGCGATACCGCGTCTATCATGAGCTACGGCATGGCATGGGCAGGCTCAGCGCCGGGACCGGTGTCCCCGCGTTCCTGGCTTGAGGGTATCTACGATTATGCCTCCGAGGTCATGGACACGGAGAAGGTGTTCCTCGGTATGCCCGCCTACGGCTGGAACTGGCAGATCTACGACCTGCCGTCCAATATCGGAAAGACCTATCGCGGTACATCACAGACCTACTATGCGGCGCAGAACTGGCTGAAGGGTGTGTATAACTTCACGGACGATCAGCCGCCGCAACCGTTCATCCCATTCGTGGGATATTGGGACGATAACAACAAGGTGCCGTGGGCGCTCCCTCATGTGTACGACTACATGGAAGGACGGGACGCCGACAGCTACGAGTACCCGCAGATGTCCGGGACATACAATGGCAGGCACTATCTGACCGCATACAGCAAGCAGCAGAAAACGGAGTTTGAAAACATCATCGTTGACCATGACGGCGCCAACTACGCCAGCGCATCCGGCATCGTATCCATCGAGAACGGTGTCGCCACACTTGGTGATGAAGGAGCGGTCACTTACCAATTTACCGTCAGCACGGCGGGAACCTACGATGTAGCGGTGCGGCTCTGTTATCCCTTCTGGGACAAGAACGGCATCTATGTGTCGCTGGACGGAACGACTACGCACTTTACGGAGAGCCGCCTGTGGTGGCCGTACTGGAGGACTACCTTCTGGACTGCGCTTGCAAGCGGCGTGAGCCTTTCCGCAGGAACGCATACCATAAAGATTTCAGTCGATGTGAAGGGCGTACAGTTTTACGGTTTCCGCGTTTGCTCGTCCTTTTCGGAAGAGCCGTCCGCAGGAGAAGCGACCTATTCTTTTTCCCCACGGCAGTTCAAGGATGTGGAGGGCAACATGGTCGGTCCCGACCGTGGTTTCCGTCTCACCTTGGAAATGCTCCGAAGAAAGCCGGACTCGGCTCTTATCTGGTACGAGGACTTCCGTGACTACGGCGTGTTGGAGACAAACTACTGGACGGTGCTGTCAGGTTCCTTTACCGTGTGGCGGTCAGATGAATACTCCACGGAGCGCGTCTACTCCCAGCTTGACGGCAGCGGTCAGCTTGCATGGAAGTATGACGGCTTTTCGGATATCCACCTCCGGGCAAGGCTGGCATTCCCGGCAAGCGGCAGCGGCAAGGCAGGCATATTCTGCGGTGATCTGTTCTGCTGTCTGAATTACAATAGTCAGGCGGTGGAACTTTACAACGGCTCCACGCTCCTCGGCAGCTACAGTCAGGAGATCACGAGGACGCCGACCACAGACCTTCGTGACGATCCGAATATGTACACGGTTGAGATGCGTATCCGTGGAAACAGGGTGCGCGTGTATTCCGGCTCCTCCTATACGCTGCGGTTTACGGCAACGGTCAGCGGCTTCTCCGGCGGCTATGCCGGGTACCGCTCCGACAATCGGACGGTATGCGAACTGATGCGCCTGGGTGACGCCTGGACATACGAGCCGTATGAGCGGTTCGATGTGGTGATGCCAGACGGAACGACAAAATCCTACGGCCGCATCAGCAGGAGCAACTGCACATGGGACAGCGAGTTCCAAGTATTCACGCTGACTGCCGATGTGGAGGAATCAAGCACTCGGAGCGAGGACATCTCGATGGACTACGACTTTTCCCATTCGGATGATATGACTTCGCTTTCCTGCGGCAACGACTATCAGGCAACGGTCATCCCCGTGGACATCAACATCTGGATATCCCGCCTGTTCCTCGGTGACGCGGACGGCTTCTCCATCCTCTACTACCAAGACGTGGACTCCCTCATCTATTGGGCGAACGAGGCGGCTTATCGGTGGAATCTCCGGGGAATGTGTATGTGGTCCCTTGGGCAGGAGGATCTGCGGCTGTGGGAGTGGCTGCCGAAACAGGTCTGACACTATGAAAACAATACACAGTTTCTGCCTCTGATATTTGTACAGATTATGCTCCGAATTACCTTGATAAATGCGCGGTTCAGAGTGATATATGTACATACCAAAACGAACGGAGGGTACGGCAATGACAAGATTTGAAAGAGAATGGAACGGAGAACTTGGAGAGTTCTGGAAGAAGCATGCCCGCGAAGAGGCACAGCGGCTTTTAGACCAGGCAGACAAAATTGAGGTAGAGGATGACGGAGCCGCCAAGTGGAAGACGAACGGCTCATACCTCCCGGCAGATGTGGTCGAGAAGCTGACTTTTGCCGGAGCGACCTGGTTTTCACCGGAGGCAACGGAAGCGAAGCGTGAGACGCAGATCGCAAAGGAACTGGAAGCCTATCGCGGTAACCACAGAGGGCTTGACGCAGAGACGCTCGCCGAGGCAAGGGCGGCATTCGGGGAAGGAACCACGATCTGCGATGTCATAACCGGGGAGAAAATCACCCTGTAAGGCAAAGCAACAAAACACAATATCATCGGAAAACGGCGATTGTCCATAGCGGGCAGTCGCTTTTTTCATACAAAAATTCAACCAGAGAAAGGAAGGTACAAGCGTATGAAAGAATTCTGGAACACCATTCAACTCATCTTTACGGCAATTGGCGGATGGCTGGGCTACTTCCTCGGCGGCTGTGACGGTCTGCTCATCGCTCTTGTGGCGTTCG